CCCTTGGCGACCAGGCCAAGGTTGCAGTTCAGCAGACCGCGGCGGGTCAGGCCGATCTGCAACGTGCCGCCGCGCGCGCCGTAGTTCATTTCATAGTTGGGCACGTCGGGCATGGCGATTTCGACCGACCGGCTTGGCAGCGTCGCAGCGCCGGACGCGAAGGTGTGCTTGTTCGTGCCACCCGATAGCGTGGCGTCGCTGACCGTGCCGTTCGACCCTGCGGCGGCAGCAAGCGTGAAGGCGTTGCCGGCGAGGCCGGCGGTGTCATAGGCGACGTGCAGTTTCGTCGTGCCGACCTTCGAATAGGTCGCGGTGGCGACGCCGGGAACGGCGCTGCCATTCAGCACGGTCACCAGATTGTCGAGTGTGTCCGACAGGGTCGCGCCGATGTTCGACTGGTTGCCGGTCGCGCCCGACGCCTTGAAGGTGAAGGCGGTGCCGTTGATCGTCACCGTCGAATCAACCGCCGGCTGCCCCGAAAAGGTGATGTCGCCGCTGGCCGACCCGGCAGCCACCGTGACCGGCGCGCCAAAGTAAAGCTTCAGCCAATAGCCGAAGTTGCGGACGTCGACCGGCACCACCAGGTTGCCGTCGTTGTTGACGACGTCCAGCACCGGGTCTTCCGGCTCGCGCCCCTGGCCCAGCAGGTCGCTTTCGATCAGCCCCTGTTCGGGGCCAAGGTCGCAGGTCACGAACGGCACCTGGTTGTAATTGCCGCCGGGCGGCGTGCCGTAGGTGGATTCGTCTTTGATGTTCAGCAGGGCGTTGGCGCCGCGTGCACGTCCCATGTTCGTGACTCCTGTGGTCGAAGCGGGTTAGGCGGTTGGGGTGAAGGTCGGCGCGTCAGCTGGTCGGGGCGGCCTTCCCGTCGGCCGCAGCGGCCGAATGGATTTTGACCAGGGCATGCGCGCGCTCGGCGCTGATGTGCCCCGGCTTGTCGTCGTCGGCGACGGTCAGTTTGGCGCCAGCGGGGTGCATCGTGCCGCCGTTGTCGGGGGCGGCGCCGTGCAGGACGATTGCCTTCATGTGGTCGGTTCCTTTGCTATTGCAGTGCGGCGTCGGTCGAATATTCGGCGACCAGGGGCAGGGTGGCCCAGTTGGTCGTCGCGATCGCGTCGGTGCTGCGGTCGTTGAAGTCGGGCGCTTCGGCGCCGAAATAGTCGCACAGCCCGCCCAGCGACCGGTCGGCGGCGACCGCCGTGGCGAGCGCCTCGAGCATGGCGTCGATGTCGGGGCCGGCGACTTCCAGCACCAGGCGGTGCGAATAGTTGAAGGCCAGCGGCGACAGGTCGACGTCCGGGTCGCCAGGCTCGCCGGGGTGGCCGATGACGATGCCGTTGGCGGGCACCCGTTGCGGCTTCATGGCGTCCGCGTCGAATCCGGCGACCGATGCCAGCGGCAAGGCGGCTTCGACCAGCGCCTTCACGGCCAGCAGGACGCGCTTTTGCTTGGTCATATTCCCCGTTCCAGCCTGGTGCCGATATTGCCGGCGATGCGGTTCCCCCAGCGTTCCGCGAAAGCGTTCAGGTCGATCAGCCGGCGCCCCTGCAGCGGACCCCGCAGCAGCACGAACATTAGGACCATCTTGCTGCCGCGACCCTGCTTGCGGCGTCCCGGCGTCGCCGCGCGAAAGCCGCGACCGTTGCGCCCGGCGATAACGTCGATCGCCAGGCCCAAGCGACCGCTGGGCAGCCGGACGGGCACCAGTTCGGCGTTGAACCGCGCTTCGACTTCGATCGGCGACAGCCGGCCTCCGCGCGCGCCGCGCGGCACAGCATCGGTCGGAATGGCGAATGCCTCGCCGATCGGCGTCACCAGTTTCGACGACGAAAAAAAGTCGATGATCTTCGGGGCTTTGGTCCAGACGAACCCCGCCGGTCCGCCCGTTTGCCCCTTGTTTGGGTAGAAGCGCGACCGCCAGGCATTGGCGATCTTCGCGCCCAGGAACGCTTCGGTTTCCCGCCGCAGGTCGGCTTGAAGCCCCTGCGCCCCGGCCTTGACTTCCTCGCCGGCTGCGACGGCCACGCGCTCCGCTTCTGCGGTGCAGGCGGCCTTCAGGTCGCGGGCGAAGGCGGCACTGTCGATCGCAATTTTCACGCGACCGCGACCGGGCAGGTCCAGACCCCACGCCGGTCAAGCTTGGGTTCGCCCGAAACGACGAACGACGCCCCGCTGACCGGGTCGCCGTTTTCGTCCAGCAGCTGCACTGCCTGGCCTTCAGCCGGGGTTGGCACTTCGGATTTGCGCACCTTGATGGTGCGGCCGCGGGCGATCAGTTCGCCGAAGTCCATGCGCAGGTCTTCGTCGGCTTCGCGCAAACGCACGCGAACCGTCCCAACGCTGTCCCAGTCGGCATCGTCACCCAGGCGGTCGAAGATCGCCGCTTGCTGGCGCTCGAGCGCCTGGGTGAACGACATCGGGTTGGCCAATCGCGCCGGGTTAGCCGGCGAGGCCCGGGACCAGGCGCAAGCGCCCGACGACGTCGGCCGTCAGCGCCGCGGCAACGGCATAGCCGGCCTTGGTGTTGCTGGTCGACGTCTTCGTGAACTGCTTGGCGCTGTTGTCCCAATAGATCAGGTCGCCGGCGGCCCAGGCTTGGCCCGAACCCGCGCCTTCCTTCAGCACGTCGAACACGCCTTCGACATAGCCGGCGACGGTCGCGGCATTGGCCGCGTCCATTGCCGCAATGGCGATCAGCTGGCCGACCTTGAAGCCGCCGCCGCTGCTGACCGCATAGGGCGCGGCCAGGTCGAGCGCGCGGCCGTCCTGCACGTAATTTTTCATGTCTTCTCCTCGCCGGGGCCAACCCGGGCTTTGCACTGATGGTCGAAGGGGGAAGGCGCCCGGCGCATGGCCACACCGGGCGGCTAGGCGATTAAGCGCCCGGGTTGCGGTAACCGCCGCGGCTGTCGATCGCGCCGGTGTAGAAGTCCATCGTCACCCGGAAAGCCATGCCGTCGACGTTGAACGGTTCGTCGGTCAGCACCCGCGGACCCGGCGAGTCGGCCAGGTAACCGTAGCTGAAGCACGGCACTTCGTTCGGGTCGGCGTAGAGTTCCCAACTGTTGCCGGTGATCGCGGCGTCGACGACGTGCTGCAGCGTGCCCGCGAACGGGTTGTTGTTGCTCGCCTGCGCCGCCTGGATGGGGGCCAGGAACTGCTGCACGGTGGTTTCGATGTCGGGACCGGTCAGGATGATCTTCGGCGCGACGTTCAGCGGCTGACCGTCCAGGTCGACCTGCTTGCGCATGGCCGCCCGTCCTGCACCCAGCGTGGTCACGTCGACCGCACCGCCCGACCCGGCCAGGTTGCCGTGCGCGGAATTGAACAGGTTGACGTTATCGGCCAGCTTGGGGCCGTTGCCGCTGTTCGCCGACTTCATGGTGAAGAACGTCGCGTTTTCGAAGCGGCTAACCATGCGGCCGATCGACCCCAGCACGTCGTCGAACGCGCCCAAATCGTCGTTGACGATCGCCTGGCGCGACAGGCGAAGGATTCGCCCATAGGACGCCAGAATGACGGTCTCGCGGCCTTCGTTGATCGTGCCGGCCTTGATTTCCCCGTCTTCCTGGTAAGCCAGCAGGGTCGGGAAGTCGCCGACGCGCAGCAACTTCGTAGTTTTGAAGTCGTTGAGGTCGCGCCGGCGGGCGATCGCCTGATAGGTCGGCATCGCCTGGGCGTAGGACGTCAGCAGGATTTTGTTCGCCGCCGCCTCGAGCAACTTGGGGAAGTCCGACGTGGTGTTGGCGGCGCGAAGGATGGTGATCGGGTCCCGTTCCGTCGACGGCAGCCCAGCCCGCACGCGGGCAAGCTCGAGCAGCCGGATGCCGGCATACGGCCGCGACGCTTCGGGCACGTCCTGGCGCAATGCGCGCGCCACGATCGCGCCAACAATGGCGTCGCCGCTGACCTGCTGCTCGCAGCGCTCGCTGACGTCCGCCGCACGCGCTGGGGCCGTCGCCGCACGCTGCGCTTCGCCGGCGGCCTGCAGCAAGGCTGCACGGCACGCATCGACGCCGACCTGGCCGGCTTCGTTCTGCGCGATCAGTTCAGTGGCGCGGGTTTCGACGCCCAGGTCGCGCGCTTGCGTGACGAACGCGACCGCTTCGGCGCCAGTGAAGCGCTGGAAGGCTGGAGTCGGTGCCGGGGTCGGCTCGGCCGCGCGAACCGGCTCGACAGCCGGGGCGGGGGCGGGCTGCGGCGCCGGGGTCGGCTCGGCCGCGCGAACCGGTTCGACAGCCGGGGCAGCAGTGGTGGCGGCGGCGACAGCGCCGGGCGCCACGCCGGAATTAAGATTCCTGCGCATATCTTCTTCCTCTTGAGTAGTGGGGGTGGTGGTGGCGCCGGGGGCTGAACCGCTGACGGCGCGAACCCCGGCGTTCGCGTCTGCGGGAACTGAAACTAGGCTGACTTCAAGCAATTCCCAGCGCATCGCGCGCCAGGTTTCGTGTCCTTCGTCGACACTTTGAATTTCCCAGGTGCTGACCCGGTAGCCGATGGACACACCCTTAAGTTCGCCGCGGGCAACCATGCCCTCGACTTCCTTGGCGCGATCGGTTTCGCCGAAGGTCAGCGTGCCGACCAGTTGGCCGTTTTCGATGCGGACGTTCGACACGGTGCCCAGCACCGCGCCGGCTTCCCACTGGTTATGGGAATCGAGCAGGCAAACTAGGCCGCGTTCAGCGCGGCCCAGGTCGACCGCTTCGTCGCTGATCGCCAGTTCTTCGGTGAAATAATATCGGCGGACCTGGCTGCCGGCGGACAGCACCGCTTCGACGCTGCGCGTCTTCGCGTTGTAGCTGTTCGGCGCCACTTCGGCGAAGCGCTGCCCCTGGAACCCGGCCATTGGCTGCCGTCGTTCGTCGGGGTCGCCTGCGGCATCGCGAGTCAACAGCACCGACGACGACGCGGCGAGCAGCAACGCTGCCCGCGCGAAACTGGCTTTGGTCATGTTTCGAATGCTCCTATTGAGCCGCGTTGACGCGGGCCGCGCCGCCGATCAGGCCGACCGCGGCATTGAGCGCGCCGGCGTCGTTCACCCGGCGCGCGTCGGTTTCCAGGACCAGGTCGAGCGCGTTCAACTGTTCGTTGATCTGCGCCAGTTCCAGCAGCTGCGCCTTGCCGTTGATTCCGCGTTCGGCCAGCGACTTGAACAGCGTTTTGAGGCCGGCGCGGATTTCCAGCACTTCGGCCGCCAAATCCTTCACCGGATCGACGAAGCGCCGCACCGGCAGCGCGAAGTTCACGCCGACGTCCAGATAACGCTGGTCGCCGGTTTCCAACGCCAGGCGGCGCATCCGGCGGGTGACCGCCGGGCGCACCAGGTGCGGGATGAACACGTTCTGCTGCCAGTCGTCCAGCAACGCCCAGCTGCCCAGCATCGCTGCGCGCAGCGACGAATAGTTCGCCTGGCTGACGTCGCCCGTCATGCGGTGGTAGGGCGCGAGCCGCGCGCTGATCGCTGCCAACTGCTGGCGGATGAAGTCGACCGCGCCGCCGCTTGCGCTGGGCGTGATCGCATGCGCTGTCTCGCCCTTCCGCCCGCGATAGATCATGCCAGGCGTGATGGTTTCCTCTAGCCGCCCGGTTTCAGTGTTCGCGGTGGCGGTGCCGTCGGCGGACAGCGTCGACACTTCCTGGTCGTCGCCAGGCGTGATGAACAGGCCCAGGCACGCCTGGACCTTCTGCTGCATCCGCACCGCGTCTTCGATGTCGCCAATGTCCTTAAGGTCGAGCGCGACCGCCGCCAGCCAGCTGACGCCGCGGGTCTGCCCGAACCGCGTCCGTTCATAGACATGGTCGATATGCTTCGCCGGCACCGCAACGGACTGGTAATTGGCCAGCAGCGCAAGGCCGCCCGGGTGGCGATCGAACAGCCAGTAGGCCACGCGGTCGTTGTAGCGATCGAATTCGACGCCCTGGATGATGCGCCCGCCGTCGGTCAGGTCCTGGACCTTGCTTTCGTCCAGCAGGTCGCCTTCCAACCCCTCGAGCCGCCCGTCCGGGCCGGTCGCGTCCGGCTTCCACACGGTCAGCGTTTCGCCGCCGACCACCACCCCCCAAGCGGACGTCTTCTGGAACCCATAAAAGTCGTCGTGGCCGTCGACCTTGCCTTCAGCCCAGCGGTCCCATTCCGACTGCGCCTTTTCGGCGACGGCTTCGTCGGCGTGGCTGAACTGGGGCGCGATGCCGTCGCCGATCATGTCGGCGACCAGGTGGCGCACGCCGGCTTCGGCATATTTGTTGTTGCGCACCAAGTCGTGGCCGCTGGCGCGCAGCCGCGCCCGCGCGCGCCAGCTTTCGGCGTCGGCGTCGGTCGACGGACGGCTCCAGTTTCGAGTCCGGCGCGAGTTGGCCGCGGCATCGAACTGGCGCACCAGCGCCAAGCCGTTGCGCGCGTTCATTCGCCGCGCGGCCAGTGACGGGCTGAACGGTTCGATCAGCCGGTCCAGGAAGATGCCGAAGCCCATGCGATTTAGTCCCGGTTGAACACCGCGACCGAACTGCGCCGCGTCAGCGTTCCGCTGGCGGCTGCAGCTTTGTCGCGAAAATATTTGAGCGCGGCCATGATGTCCGACACACCGCGATAAACCACGACATCGCCGTCGGATTCGACGCGCGCTTCGCCGCTCGCCATGCCCGCCTCGAGCGCGGCGATTTCGGTCGAATAGTCGGGTGCGGGCATCCTAGAACCAGTCCTTCGTCGGCGGCACCCACGGCCCGTCGCCCTTCGGCGCGGTCGGCGCAGCCTTGGCTTGGGGTGACGGCTTCAGTCCCCCGGCGAGCAGGTCGCCCTGGGCTTCGTCCTTCGGTGCGTAGCGTTCGGTTTGCAGCCGCTGCCAGTCGGCGGCGGCGAGCGTGTCCAGCAGCAGCTTTTCGGCCGCCGCCATGTTGTAGATTCGGCAGTCCAGATAGTGGTTCTGGCGGCCTGGCATCGGCTGCCAGACCCGCTTGGGGTAGCCGTTGATAATCTTCGCAACGACCGTTTCGGCGGTCGCCATTTCGAACCAGTCGTCGCCGGTGTCCCGGCTGAAGTGGCAGAGGCCGACGGGCTTCGCCGTCCCCGTGCCTTCCTCGACCAGCGCCACCGCATGTTTCAGCGTCGCGCGCAGAAACCCATACCAGGTCGCCTTCGCGCCATAGGTGCCGACCAGATAGGCGCGATCGTCGGCACGCTTCGACGCCTGCCCCGCCCGCTTGCCCTGCTTGCCGAACCTGATCGCTTCGCCGCGGCCCAGGATTGGCCGGGTCCAACCGTCGCGGCCGAACACCGCCAGGCGGTTCTGCCGCCGCGCGCAATAGGCTTGCGCCGCGTCCGTGTGATAGCCGGCGTCGACGCATTCCATGTCGATCGGCAGCACCTTGCCGCCGGGGTAGGTCACCCCGCGCTTCGAATAAGCGTCAAGGTCGGCCCAAGCGCCCTGCATCGGCACGTCGGTCGGACCGGCGATGAACCGGGCGTCGATCTGCCAACTTTCCTTCAGCGGTGCCCATCCGACGACTTCCAGGAACAGCCCGTCGCCCTGGACGTCCACGCCCATCGTTATGACCACTGGGCCTGCGGGCATGTGCCCGACGCCCCAGTCCTGTTCGCGCAGCTGGCGCAGCTTTTCGTCGTCCGGGTTTTCACCCTTCAGTTCGAAAACCCAGCCCAGCACAAGGTTGGTCCAGGTCTTTAGCTTGTTCACGTCGCCCTGCGCCGCGGCGAAGCTGGCCGCCATGTCGGCCCAGGTCTGGAACGACGAAATGATGCCCGACAGGTGAAATCCGCGCTTGCGGCTCGCCGGCATTTTCGCCCGCAAGCCCTGGAAGGCGTCTTCGGTCAGCACCCGCGGCACGCCCGCGGCGTCGATCGTGTCCGACAGCCACCCGTCCGGCAGCTTCATGGCCGCCTTTTGCCAGTGGTCGACCTGGGCGCTGCAGCACGGCGGCACCAGGTGCGCGTCTTCTGTCCGCCCGTCGGGCCACTGGATGTCGGCCCATTCGGGCACGAACCGGTCGCCGCAATGCGGGCACTTCAGATAGTATCGGCGGCGATCGCTGCCCGCGTGCGCCACTTCGATTTTCGACCCGCCCTTGATCGTCGGGGTCGAGATTTTCAGCCGCTTCGACAGCCCCTGTCGGCGCCAGACCTTCAGGCGCTGGCTGACCATTTCTTCGGGGCTGCCCTGGCCGTCCAGGTCGTCCGGCCACTGGTCCAGATCGTCTTCGACCGCATAGCGGACGGTGCGCTGACGAAGGCCGGCGGCGCTGTTCGCCCCGGCCAGCAGCACATAGCCATTCGACCGGGAAAACTTGATTTTCTTTTTGTTCGACCCGTCACCGTCGGGCAGGCCCAGCGCCTTGATCGTGCCGCCCCGGTCGGGGTTCAGCCGCGGCGAGGCTTCGACCATCGGCCAGAATTTTTCGGCTGCCCAGTCCCACGCGGCCTGCAGCGTCGCCTGGACGAACAGCATCGGGCCTGGGCGCAGGTCCGACACATAGCCAATCCAGTTTTCGGCGCTCGCCGACCCGCCCGACTGGGCGCACTTCGGCAGGACGACTTCCTCGCACGGGTCGTGCGGCGACAGCGCGTCCATAATTTCGACCAGTTCCGGCGCGGTGTCGTGCTTCCACGGTCCCGGATAGGCGTCGTCGTCGGGGAACCGGCGGTTACGTTCCGCCCATTCCGAAACCGTCATGTTCGGCGGCGGACGCAGCCCCGCCGCGGCGGCGCGGTCAAGTCGTTTTGCGTTGCGCTCGAGCGCGGCCGAATGGTCGCCGAAGCGACCGAACTGAAAGGTCATTCGACTGGCGCCTCGAGTTCGACCGCCAGCAGTTCCGCTTTCTCGTCTTCGGTGAGGTCGGGTTCGCCGTCGTCGCCGGCGAGGTCGCCGTGCGCGGCGGCGCTCGCCAGTTCGGCGAAGACCTGGTCGATTCCGGCCTCGCCCAGCGCGATGATCGCCCGGGCGTCCTTTTCGGCGGCCAGGCGTTCGGCCATGCTGCGAAACCAGCTGTGCATGCGCTCGCGGGACGCGCGGCCGATTTCACTGACCCGCCGTTCGGCCTCGATCAGCGGCACCAGTTCGCCGGCCAGCTGGGCGTTTTTCATCGCCTGGCCGATGCGTTGCTCGCGCAGGTGCTGCGCGCGTTCGTCGGCCAGGGCGTCGCCCTTGGCCGGTGCAGCAGTTGGCGGCGCGATCGCTCCTTCGGTCAGCGGCAGCGCCGGCGCTTCACCATCGGGCGAGGCGTTCAGCTGCTGCGCGCCGCCGGTCGGCGGGCGACCGCGCACCGGGTCCAGGTTGGCGTTCAGCTTCAGTTCGGTGCGGACGACGTCGACCATCGCCTTGCCGTTCGGCCCTTCGGCCATGACCAGCAGCTTGGCCGTCTTCCAATTGGTCACGCACCCCTTCGACACGCCGCGGTGACGCGCGAACTGGGCTTGCGTCATCAGCTGCGTCACTGGGGTTCGCTCCGTGTGGCTTGGCGGCACGCCTTTCATGGTTCGGCGAAGCGCGGCGATCGGCGAGGGGAAAACCACGACCGACCGCCGCACCCCTGGGCGCGTAAGCGACTGACCGCCCTTGCGGGCGGGTTGCGGTTCAATCTCTCTTGCGCGTGGGGCGGCGGCCAACAGGGGGAAAAACCGCCGCGGTAATATCAGGGGGCCGGGTCATCGGCGGACAGGTCACCGCCTCGCCAGCCCCGGGTTGATCGGTTCATGCCTGCCGGCCCTCGCGCCGGATGACCAACCAACCCTGATTTGAACCGCCGTCTGAACGGCTAAAGTTCAATAAGTTCATAATCCTATTTTGCCCTTGAACGCTGCGACTCTGCGCCTCGCCGCACCGCATAAGGGGGCGGGCCGGGGAAGGACCCGCGACCCGCCCGCCTTTGATCAGCGGCGCTTCGTTCGCTCCTTGGGCTGAAAGGCTCGAGCAACAGAGGCGTGGGGAGTAGGTCACGCACAACTCTTGCGAGCATGACAACGGAATAGAGCATTTGGGCTGGGTGGCGTGCACGCCTTATTTGCTGGGTGGCGAAGCGATGGGCTTGACAGCGTCCCTTGGCAGATTTCCGCCATTCAGCGCATGGGCGATGCAGGTCAGGCCGCGCGAGTAGCGGCTGCGCAGACCTTCAGGCCCGGGTTTGCCCCGGCCCAGCGCCTTCCATATCAGCAGCCAAGGCACGGTCTTCGCCCCACTCGCCAGCCTAACCAACACGGCCACCACCAGTCGGCGATCGCGCTCGGGCACATGGGCCAGCCATTCGCTGGCCTCGTTCATCCGGGCGATGTCACCGCGCGACAGCGGCAACGGGGTCGGCTCGACCGCCGGCATGTCGACCAGCATGTCCCATTGGGCGAGGTCGCGCCGCGTCGGGAAGTATTGCCGCCAGATCGACGACACCCGGCCACCCAGTGCGAAGCGCGCTTCGTTATCGCTCGACCGCCACCAGTGGCGCATAGCTTCGGCCAGGCGGTCTTCGACGTCCTGCCATGACCAATAGTCGCCGTTCGCCACCCTTCCACCGTGCGGAAGGGAAGTGGAACGGTCGTCGCTACCTTGCTCGCCAGTGTAAGACATTGAACCTAAACCTCTTTAATATTCTAGATGGAAGGATTGGAAGGATTGGAAGGGTGTAGGTGACCATGCACCTGCGCACCTGCGCACGCCCGCCTGAGCACACCTTTAATGCCGCTAACCCTTCCAATCCTTCCAATGCCGCAGTTTTCCGCCGTTCCTTCCTTCCGGCAGACCCTTCCACGACCCTTCCAAACGGAAGGATTTAGAACGGAACGTCATCGTCATCGTCGTCCAGCGGCGGGGGTGCGGGGGTCGCGGCTTCCCCTTCGGCAAGGTCGTCCAACGCGATCACGTTGCCATGTGCGTCGACGAAGTCGTTGCGCGTCTTGACCAGGCGGATGCCCAGCCAGTGGATGCCGTTCGACGCCTTCGGGACCAGCCCCTTGGCTTTCACCGCCTGGCTGAAGGATTTGATCTTCCACGTCGTTTCGCCGACCGCCTTGCCCCACGCCTCATAGGTTTCGAACAGGGTCGACGATTGCACCCGCGCCGTTGGGTCGGGGACGGTGCAGAACGCCAGGAAGTTGCTGATCGGGTCGCTGTCGTGCTTGTAGTCGGCCGACGCCAGCTGCACCGATTCCGGCTCGACAAAGCCGTTGTCGAGCCAGTCGAGCAGCCCGCGCACCATCCATGCCAATGTGCCCGCATATTCGCCGCGCAGTTTCTTCGGCAGGTCGCGGTCGCGCTCGCTTTCGGTCAGATGCTGTTCCCAGGGGATGACCTTGACCCGTCGCCAGATGCCCGCGGTGCCACGGGGAATCTGCGGCAGATCGTTGCACCACAGGGTGAATTTGAAGGTCGGTTCGAAGCGGAAGAACGACCGGAAATTGTCGCGGACGTTCATCGGGTCGCCGCCGGTGACGCTGTTGATCAACGCTTCGTTGATCTTTGCCCCACTGGGCGGCTCGCCAGCGGTCAGGAAGCGCACGCCAGGCAATCGCACCAGGTCAGGGGTCGCCTGGTCGCCGCGGCGCTTCTGGCCTTCGTCCAGGAAGCTTTCGACGTTGATGGTGTCGCCATAGTCGCCGATCGCCTCGCGGCAGACATTGCCGATCGTCGACTTGCCGTTGGCGGCCAGCGGGCCATACCAGATTTGGAAAATCTGCTCGCCCATGTCGCCGGTCAGGTTGTAGCCCAGCCACTGCCGCAGGTAGCGCCGGCGGGCGATGTCGGGCTGCGCCCATTTGACCGTCTTCTGGAACAGCGGCGCTGGCGCGTCCGGGTCATAGTCGCAGGCCGTCAGCTTGGTCAGCTTGTCGCCGCGATCGTGCGGCTTCAGTTCGGCCCGGGCTGGGCGTTCGGTGCCGTCGTCGTCGGTCCCGGGCGGATAGAAGCGCAGCGTGCCGTTCAGGCAATTCAGCAGCATCGGGTCGGTGTCGAAGTCGGTGATTTCGACCGTCACCCAGCGCTTCGCCAGATTGGCGATGCACCCCAGCTTCCCCGACGCTTCGGACGTCCGCCCCCAAGCCGCGATCTTCGCCGACAGCCGTTCGGGTTTGCGCCCCGTCCAAATCAGTTCGTCCATCCCGGCGGGGGTGCGGGGGTCGTCTTTCTCGGCTTCCTCGAGTTCGCGCATTTGCTTGTCGGTCAGGACTTCCCAGTCGGGCCACCCGGTGTTGCGCACGAAATGCGCTTCGTCCTGGATTGCCCGCACGGTCGCGAACACGCTCGCCATGACTTCGGCCGGCGTCGAATCCTTTTCCTGGTTCAGCACGCGGTAACGGCGGCCGTCCCAGCCCAGCCAGCCCTTGGCGGTGGTATAGAGATAGTCGGCGCCATAGCGGGCGTGCCACCGCTCGGCATTGCCCATGTCGGTGCGTTCGAACTGGGCGCAGCGCATGTCCAGCAAGTGCGGCGACAGGTCGAACCCGCGCTTTTTGCCGATGTCGAACGACCGCCGGTAATCGGCCAGTTTGGCGTCGATGTCGGGCGTTGTGTCGGGTTTCACGCTGACCGTGACGCCCAGCGTGACGACATTGCTTGGCCCAGCGCCCAGGGTCGCCGCCAGCGCGTCTTCGACCTGGTCGATCGCCGCTTCGGCTTCGCCTTCGTCAATCAGCCCCGCGGCGACCCGCCGCCCGACGTCCCACGCCCAGCGCCCAGCCTTGGCCGGGGATTCGGGCGCCCATTCGGCGGTTCGGCGCAGCCAGGCCCGCGCCACGGCCTTCAATCGCTTCGCGTCCCGCTCCCCCAGCGAAAAAACGGCCGCTTCCCTTCCATCTGGAAGCATGTCGTCATCGGTCAAGCCGGGGGGTGCAGGGGGAAACGCCTGGTCGAAGCGCTGGCGCCAGTCGGCGAGATATTGCGCCTTGGTGTCGGCGTCGCGAATGACGTTGGCCAGCGCCGCCAGGCGCCGCCACAGGCCCGATCGCGCTTCGGGCGTCATCGCTGCGTCCAGTGGAAATTGGCGAGCCGCAGCAGCACGTCGGCATGGCAAGGCGCCCCGGGGGCGCACCAGCACGCCAGATTTTTGCCGCGCAACGGTTCAAGGAAGACTGGGTCAGTCTCTAGCTTCGCGCGCAGGTAGGCGGCGAACAGGTCGATGCAGCGGTCGAGCGACGGGGGCGCGCGCAGTGGCACCAGCGGAACGGGATAGCCGGACTGACCAAAGGCCAGATATTGCTGGGTGGCGTTGAACGGATTGCCCCAGCGGGTCGACCGATCGACCTTGAGGGTGTTCGGGGGCATGCGCCAGCCCTTGGCTCGCGACAGCTGGATGCGTGTCGGTTCGGTCACGCGGCCGCCTCGAGCAATGTTTCCCACAGCCAGTCGTTCAGCGGTTTCGCGGCCGCGATCGCCGCTTCGACCGCGTCCCGGCCGCCCGACCGCGCCAGGCTGTCGGGGTCTTCGCCTTCCGGCAGCGTGGCGACCAGCAGCGACTTGCCCGGGCCGACGTGCGGCATTGCCCGTTCGGCCGCGCGCAAGGCCGCCTTGCGGCCCGCGGCGTCGCCGTCGAACAGCAGCACCGGGCAATGGGTCGCGCGCCAGGCGCGTTCTAGCTGGCGATCGGTGACCGCCGTCCCCATCGGCGCCACGGTTTCGGCGATGCCGACCTGGTCGAGCGCGATCACGTCCAGCTGGCCTTCGACCATGATCAGGCGCCGTGCGCTGCGCGCCGCCGGCGCGGCCCGGTGCAGGTTGAACAGCAGGTCGCCCTTGTCGAAATGCGGGCTGTCGGGGCTGTTGATATATTTGGGCGGGTCGCCGCCATGCTGGCCGTGAATTCGCCCGGCGAACCCGACGATGCGCCCCCGCGCGTCATGCACCGGAATCATCACCCGGCTGCGGAACCGGTCGCGCCAGCCGCCGCGGCCTTCGTCGGGCATCAGTAGCCCCGCCGCCTCGAGCGCTTCCGGTGCAACCCCGCACGCCGCGACGCCGGTTCGGGGCGGTGCGAAGCCCAGGTCGAACTTGTCGATCGACGCCGCGCTGATGCCGCGCGCTTCGATCGCCGCGCGGACGTCGGCCGCGCTCGCCAGCTGCTTGGCATACCAGTGCGCGGCCTGGTCCAGGACTGCCGCTGCCGACATCACCTGTTCGTCGCGCTTCGCCGCCTGGGGCGACGGCGCGGGCACGTCCATGCCGGCCGCCGCCGCCAGTTCCTTGACCGCGTCCATGAACGCCAGGCCTATGCCGTCGGTCAGCCAGCGAATGGCGTCGCCGTGTGCGCCGCAGCCGAAGCAATGGTAAAATTGCTTGTCGTCGTTGATCGTGAAGCTGGGGGTCTTTTCGTGGTGGAACGGGCAGCAGCCCTTGGCCTCGCCGCCCTTGCGGGTCAGCTTCACCGTCTTGCCGATCAGCGCCGACAGCGTCGTGCGCGACCGCAATTGGTCCAGGAATTCAACGGATAACGCCACTTTCCCCCCTGGTCCGGCTAGGTTGCCGGCGCGTCGGGCTGCCCAGCCGCCGCCCGCATTTGGTCGCGCACCCGTGCTGTGGTGGCGGTCAACTCGCGCGCGATCAGCCTAAAGGCGCGGGCGAGGCCGACCCCTTCGCCGGCCGACCAGTTATCGGATGACCCGCGCGTCTGGATGCGCTCGACCCCTGCGGTCGGCACGTCCGCTGGGCGCCAGATCGTCCCGCACCCATTCGGCCCGACGCATTTATGCGACGTGTGCGGCGGGTTGTCCCAGTCGTCGTCGGGGTCAGGCGCGTCGATGTGTTGCTGCCCGCATGCTGGGCAGAACAGCAGCATCGGAATCGGCGTCGCCAGCGCGGCATAGACCGGCTCGAGTTCCTCGCGCGCCGGTGTTCCGGGGACATGTTCGTCGATCAGCCGGCGCAGCTGCTGCAGCGGGGTCATTGCACGGCCTCGCTTTCGACCACGGGGGCGGCGCGCATGGCTCGCCTGGCTGCCGCATCCTTGGCTTCGACCAGGTCGGCCAGGGTCCACATCGCGTCTTCGTCGACGTCCATGACCGTGATTAGCGTCGCGTGTTCGGCGTCAGCGGCGCAGCGCATGTAAGACGCTTCCTCGAATCGTTCGTCGTCGGTCCCGACTGGCGCCGTGATGACGTTGTCGTCTTCGTCATCGGTTTCAGCGCGGCGATGCTGGGCGCTGATGCGACCGGCCGAACCCCGCAGGACGGCGAGCAGCGCCGCCGTGCCGTCTTCGCCATAGCGATAAGCGAAGCCCGAAGCGTTGCAAACGTCGCCACGGGCCACCTGGTCGGCTTCCCGCGCGATATAATCGACCGCGGCCCACAGGAAAGCGACGCGCCCGACGTCGCCGTCGATCGCACCGTGGACGAACACGCCGCAAAAATCCTCGCACGCGCGATACATGCCGCTGACTTCGGGCAAGGCGTCGGGTCGGGCGAAATGTTGCCTAGCTTGGTCCAACGCAATGCTGTTGGCCTTAAGCTTGGCAGCACCGTCGCCGGCCCAGGTCAGGCCGCCGCTGACCGCCTCGAGCGTCAGGATTCGCCCGATCGCGTCCATGATCGCGCATTGTCCCTCGCCGTTCATCACGACCCCCTGACTTCGCGCAGCTGCGCGACGCGGGTGCTGTTGCGCTCGACGTCCAGGCCGGCCCTGATCTGTGCGTCCAGTTCGTCGATCGCGGCGTCGATGCGCGCCGCCAGGTCGGCGTTAGCGACGCCGGCAGCAGGCGCCGGCACCTTCGCCAGCAACCGCGCCAGGCTCGGCACGCGCTCGAGCAGCCAAGGCAGCCCGAAGATTGTCGCCGCCGACCCGGCGAGCAGCCCGGCCACGAACCACAGCAAAGTCACAATCATGCGTCTTTCCTTCCCATGCGAATTCGGTCGATCGCCGCCCAGCACAGCGCCGCAGTGCGGGCGAGGCGCTTTTCGGCGGCGTCCAGGTTGCGGTCGGTGCCGGTGACCCCGATCGCCGACCGGGCGAGGCCGGCCATTTCCTGCGCGTCGGCGACCAACTGGTGGATGGGCAGCATTTCGTCGGTGTCGGGCGTGTGCCCATGCCGAACGATCTGCTCGACCCGCATGCGCACCGTGGCGCGCAGCGGTTCGCCGGTCACCGCGGCGACCAGCATGTCGGCAAAGGCGATCGGCGCGTCGGTCTGGCCCAGCGCCTGTGTCGCGGCATCCGCCGCCAACGCCTGCAATCCGGGTTCGCCAGCAGCGAACACGCCGGGCTGGGTTTCCAATCGTCCTTCAGCTTGCATTGGCTTCGCTCCCGGTGATTTCCTGCATCGCCAGCGGGTTCACCTTCCACGCCAGCGCGGTGAGTTCTTGCGGAGTCAGCTGCTTGCGCTTGCCGGTGACGGGGTCGGTCTGGCCGCTGACGAAGAACCGGCCCTTGCGCCCGCCATCGACGCTCGCGTCGAACACCACCCGGCCGCGCTTGCGCAGCGCCAGCTTGGCCTGTTCGATCGGGTCGGCGGCGCGCGCTTCGGCGCCGCGCCGTTCTTCGATCAGGTTCATGGCTGCGCGAACCGACTGGGCGATGCGGCCGCCGGTCGAGCGTGCGCTTTTGTCACCGTCCAATATGGCCTGCGCCTGGCGACCGATGCTGCGTCGCGCGGCCGCGCGCTGCAATTCGGACGTCAGGTCAGGCGACCGGCGCTGATAGGGTTGGCAGCGGCTGCAGCGACCCTTGTGGGGCGCGACGCACGCACCGGGCAACTGGCAATATTCGGCTCGCCTGCTGCCCTGCGGCGAGCCTTTCGGTTCGGCCTTGCTCCATTCGGGCAAGGGGGGCGACGCCAGCAGCGCTTCGATGCGCTCGACCTTGGGGCGTTTGGGCTGTGTGCCGCGCAGATGTTCACTGCCCGGGCGGCCGAACAGATGCTTGCCAACCCGCGTGCGCGACAGCCCGTGCCGGTCGCACCAGGCGGCTAGGCGGTTAGCCAGTTCGTCCCCGGTGGGCAGGCTGGGACGTGAAGGCGAAGGGGCGGCGCCGTTGGCCTGGCTATCCGCCCCCTCGCAACCGCCAGGCTGCGTGCCTGCGTCACCTGGCGGGGTCTTATTTTCACGGAACCGCCGGTCGCCCAGCGGCACGCGCCTTTCAGCCGGGGCGGCCCCTGGGCTGTTCAGCCAGGCTTCCGCCTTCAGCCGTGTCGCTTCGCGCACCGGGCGCGTCGCGATCTTCATGATGCTCATTTGCACCTGGTTGCCGAACACCGCGCGGCTGACCGCCGTCGCGTGCATACCGCGGCGCTGCCCTTCCTCGAGCAGCAGGCGATAAAGCTGCGGCCCCGTCGCCGCGATCGGGACGGTGCGACGGGGCCGGTCAGTCAGGTCAGGCGATAGCGCTTTCGCCCCACCAGCTTTCGCACTGTCGCCCGTCGCCGGCGCAGTAGCGCAGGTAATATTGCCGCTCGCCGGCGGCGTATTCGGCCCGTCCGATGACTTCGCCTTCCTCGCTGGACTTGGCGAGCCGGACAGTTTGTCCGATCGCGAATTTGAACCCGTCGCCCATGTTTCTTCCTTTCCCTGCTGTGTTTGGCGGGGTGGCCGCAACGTCCCCGCATCCAATCGGCCTTCGGTGATCAGGATTTCGATGCTGGCAATGACCTGCGCCTGGGTGAGGTCGAGCGTGCGCGCCATGTCGCCCAGCCGCAGCCGTTCGCCGGCGGGCACCTTGGCAATCTGGCGCAGCACGGCACCCAGCCACAGCCGGTTGGCCGCGGCGACGCCAGTCGGCATCGGTTGGCGGGCTGGGCCTACCGCAAAGGACGACCCCGGGGCGTTCATCGGCCGCGCCCGACCAGCAGCACGCTGACGGTCAGCACTTCGCCGATCGTGACGTCGACGTCGCGCACGACCTGCCGGCCGACGGCGATCAGCTTCAGGCTGGCGGCACTGCGGGCCAGTTCGTCGGCGCGAAGCCGCGCCTGACTGTCGGGCAGGTCATAGCTGATGGTGAGCCGGTGGCCGCCGCGCACCACCTTGGTCGCCTGGCTGCGCAGCAAGGTCGGACACCCCGGCGCGAACGCCCTGATCAGGAACGTCACCGCCGGCGACAGCGCATAGCGGCGGCGGCGAGCCGATTGGGGGGATGGGCGCGGCGCGATCATGCCGCGCGCTCCGTTGCCGCGAACTTGTCGACCTGGTTGCCCCACACGTCCCAGCCGTCGCGGCGGGTGCGGGCGAATAATTCCAGATAGGGGCCGGCCACCAAGCGTTCGATTCTGGCCGGAATGCAGTCTGGCTTCCGGCTATGCTCGCGACGCGGTTCGATGACGCCCATGCGCACGTCAGCGTGCAGGCGCTTCGGCTTACCCCGCGTTGCCAGTAGACACGGTTCGGAATTGGCGCGCGTCCAGTAGCCGAGTCCGACCTGAACGTCCGCATCTTCGCGAAACATGTCGGGCTGACGATTGTTCGCCTTCATCCAATCGAAGGCGCAGGTCTTATAATCGAACCCCCACGCGGCGATCGTGTCGAGCGCTTCCGGCAACAGCGGCCAGGTCGCCCACATGAACAGGACGCAATCTGGCGCTGCCAGGTCGGCGACCGGCAGGCACTGGATGTCAGTCGCTTCGGCCGTCAGATAATGTTTGTCAGCCGATCGGTCGCCCATCGGTGCCAGGCCAGCCCGCTGACCGCGGTATTTGCCCCAGCTTTCCCAACGCCACGGCGGGTCAGCGTAGATCACGCCATAATGGCCGCGCGGAAGGCCGGCGAAGGGGGCCGGCACCGGTGCAGCCAGGCCATTCACAGCGCACCCACGGCGCGCAGCAGGCGCAACTGACCAAAGTCATCGTCGGGCGAGCGCAACGGTTGCGGCGGTCCCAGCCGCTGGCGAAGGCGTCCCAGCCAGGTCATGCGGCCATACGCCGCGTGTCGTGCCGTCCGCCGCGGCCTGTCATCGGGATGCGCCAGCCTTGGTCGGCGCTCCGGCTGCCCTGGCCCATGCCGCGCCCGACACGGCGTTCGATCTGGATGCCCAGCGCGACCAGCGCCGACATGTGAACGCTGACGACATTGCGCCATGTCTCGGGCTGCAGGTCCGGGTTCGGCCACAGCACGTCCAATATGTCGTCAAGGCTGACGAACCGCTTCGGGTCGGTCAGCAACAGCAGCGCCAGCAGTTCGGCCATGGCCGGGGCAATGCGGCAGCGCAGACCGTCGATCGTGCAACGATTCCGGCAATATTCGTGCCAGGTCATGCTGACCCGCCGACGGATGACTGGGTGACGGCGCTTCACGCCACCACCCCGCGATTTTCCAGCTTGGTTCGCACCAGGTCGATCGCCGTGCCGACGGTTTGAGTGAAGGCGACTTCGTCATCCGAAAACCGCACCCCGAATTCTTCCTCGAGCGCGTGCGGCACGTTGATCAGGTCCAGGCTGTCGGCGCCCAGGTCGCGGCGGAAGTCCGCGCCGTCGGCCAGCCGCTTGATCGGGCAGGCGAGTTCGCGGGCAATGACGATGCGCGCGCGGCGGCCGATTTCGACGTCGGTCATCGCCTGCCCCCGGTTGGATTGGCAGGCCGATCAGAACCCGGCCCCGCCGTTTCGCAGCCGGTGGCGATGACCTTGACCACCCGGAACCGGGCGTCGCCGGGGACCGGCACGCACTTGCGGGTGATGAACCCGGCCGCGTCCAGTTTCTTCAGGCACCATTTGACCTGGTCGGGGGACAGGTCGGCGGCCTCGCCGATCTGCGCGTCACTGGGGCAGCGCCGGCCGTCCTGGGCGGCGTCCTGGACGACCAAAAGCACCGACATCATCATCGGGTCGCAGATGCGCGGGGTCACCACGCGCACCCGGTTGCGGCGCACGAAATAGTCGAACCCGCCGTCGTTGGCGCGGCGGTGATGCGGAATGACGTCGCCCGACGTCACCAGCGCCTGCACGCGGGCATAAGCCCCGCCACGGATTAAGTCGGGGCCGTGGCAATAAACGAAGGTGTCGCCGACCTGCGCCGTCTTCAGCCAGGCGTCGATGTCGGCTTCGGTGACGGTCCAGCTTTCCTGCGCCCGCCCCTGTGGCCCGCGGTTGGCGGGGATGGGGCCGCTATCGAAAGCCGCCCCAAACCCGAATGCCGATGCTGGTGAAAGTCCCCCCCGGGTCATGGTTTAGCTTTCCTCGAGCGCGCGGGCGGCGAGCGCGTCCAGCTGGGCCAGGCACTGCATCGCCTCGCCGATTTCGCGGCGCAGGTCGGTGCCAACGATTTCGGCGGCGGTGACGCCGTCGGGCAGGGCGTTCAGGACGCGCTGCTGAACGTCCTGGAATTCGGCGCCGGCGCGCGCCAGCGCGGCGCACCAGTCGACGTCGGCGGGCAAAGCGGCAGGCTTGGCGACCAGCAAATACCCGGCTTCAGAGGCGAGGAACCGCGTCACCAGCGGGTGGCCCAGCGTGCCGTGCGTCACGGCTTCCAGCGCCAGCACCGTGTCGATCGGCGCGAAGTCGGGCGTGTTGGGCAGGCCATAGGCCGACAGCCGCGGCTGCGACTTGCCGGTCACGCCTTCGGCTTCCTCTTGCCCGCCGGCGGCTTTCACCAGCGCCTTGGTCTGACGCTTGAGCGCCTGCAGCTGCGGCGGGTGCTGGACGGTGCGCAGGTCGGCGGACATTTAGGCGGCCGCCTTGTCAGCGCCAGCAGTCGAACAGCCCGGGCTGTCCGCTGACGACGCTTTCGACCCGTTCGTCGGCGAACAGGTCGGCGAGATAAAAGGGGCGCCGTCGTGGGGGACCCCCTGGCCGCCCGACGCCGAACAAATATTTTCGCCGGCTTTAGTTGCCGACGGGGTCGTGTCGGCAGCGTTATGGTCCGTGCCATGAACTTCCACCGCTACCCCGTCGCCCGCCGTCTGCTGCTCGCCCGCTGGGCGCGCACCGACGACCGGCAGCTGCGCAACGATGTCCGGCGGCACGAAATCCTCGAGCCGCAGCAAGGTGCCGCGCTTGTCCCATGCCGCCGTGATGATCTTCGGCCAATGGTCCGAATGGATGGAGCCGCGGTTGCGCCACTGGCGCACGGTGACCCCGCTTTCGCCGATGTCGGCGGCCATGCTTTCCGCATTGCCGGCCCACACGTCGAAGATTTTGTCGAGATGTGACATGATGCCGCACGATACGCACTGTATCGCTGCTGTCAATACCCCACGTATCGCTACCGAACGTATTGTTGGGGATATGTCGAGCAGCCAACAAGCCGAACGCCTGCGCCAGGCGCGCATCGACGCCGGCTATGCGTCGGCGGCGGAAGCGGCGCAGCGCTTTGGATGGAACGAGTCCGCCTATCGCCACCACGAAAATGGCACCCGCGGCTTCGGCGCCGATGCAGCAAAACGCTATGGCCGCGCGTTCAAGGTTAAGCCGGGGTGGTTGCTCGGGTTAGAAACCGTTAATGTTGCAGGCGTTACGAACGCCGCCAATGCGGACCAGCTTGAAGTCAACGGCAGCGTTTGTGCCGGTGTCTGGCGTGAGTCGGAACACTGGAACGACGACCGACGGTTCGTGATCAACTTGCCCTCGCCCGTGCCCGGTGCCCAGCGCTTCGGCATGCTGGTCGAAGGCCATTCGATGGACCTGGTCTATGTCCCCGGCACGGTGCTGGATTGCGTGTCGATCTTTTCGAAGGCGGTGGACCCGAAGACCGGCGACGTCGTCATTGTCGAGCGCGCCCGCCCCGGAGGCTTACGCGAACTGACAGTCAAGGAATTTCGCGAGGAAGGCGGGCGCCAGCTGCTGGTGCCGCGATCGAGCCGCGCCGAGTTCACGGCCCTGGTCTATCCCGGCCCCGACGCCGAAGCCGACCCCGACACCCACGAAACCGTGCGCATCCTCGCCTTCGTCGTCGCGTCTTATCCGCCCAACGCGCTCGACCTGCTGGAACGCATGGGGCTGATCGACAGCGGCAACGGCCGCGCCGCCGACGCCGCCTGACCCAATGACCGCAGCCCGGCTAGGTTGGGTAGGATGGGCCGGCGCTGCGGTCCTGTTATGCGCCTGCGACAGCGCCGGCGTCCGCGCCGCGAAGGACGCCGATCACCGCGCCGCGATGGTCGAAATGAACGGCGGCACGACCGCCGACCAATGCGCCGCGCGCAAGGCCGCGGCGGACGCATGGCTGAACGCCTTGGACACACCCAATTATCAGCGCGCGAAGACCGCCGCCGACCTGGTGTGCAACCGCGCCCGGCTCGAATCGCTGGCGCTTTAGGGGCTGTCCGCACCGTAACACGCGCCGACCCTGCCGCGCCGGCGCTCACCCACGTTATTAAGATTTCACACCGCCGATACACGCTGTATTGACAGCCAAGCGATACAAGGCGTATTGACCGCTCCCGCTTAACAGGAGTGGGTTCCAATGCTTCAGACACCAGCACCTTTCCCATATCAGGGCAGTTATGCGCTGCTCGAGCATGAAGGCCGCACCCAACTGGTGCGCATCGTCATGCGCCGCGAAGGCGAAGTGGTCGTCAGCTTCCCGCTGCGCGACGGGGCCGGTGGCAACCTTCGGGTCGACCCCGCCAAGCTGATCGACGGCACCCCGCTGACCCAGGCCGAAGAACGCGAGTTCCACGACTTGGACCGGCTGATTGACGGCCGCACGTTCAGCGACCTTTCGAAGGCGTTGCGGGTCAAGGCCAAGCGCCGCACCGCGCTGAAGCATCGCCTGATCTGGTCGCGCTTCATGGCCCCCAAGGTCGCCGAAGCCGAACGGCTCGCCGCAGCGGGCACCGCCCGCAGCAAGGCGGCCTGACCATGCACGGCGAACTGGACATGTGCCCGTTCGAACGGCGCATCATCGGGGGCGGCGGCGCGGTGCTGCTGCGGGTCGACCGTGACCATGCCAAGCGCTGCGTCGAAGCGATTCGCCGCCGCAATCCGCCCGCCTGGTCGCTTCAGGGGGCCAGCTATCATGTCAGCGAGCGCAAGGCGCCGCGCCGACTGAAGGCTGTGGCGTGATGAACGCCCTGCGCTGGCTCGCGACGGGCATCACCGTCACCAGTGGCATCGGTGCCTGTGTCGCCGGGTTCGGCGACTGGGCCGACCAAGCGCTGGCGGCGCGGGCAGGGGGGTTCTTCCTGCTTGCGATTCTCGGCACGCTCGCCACCTGGGCGACGGTCGAAGTGTTCGTCGAGATTGCCAACGGCGGGCACAATGGCTGACGGCACCGCGATCGAATGGACCGACGCCACCTGGAACGTCGTCAACGGCTGCACCGTCCTAAGCCCCGGCTGCGCCAATTGCTATGCGATGGGCCTCGCCGCCACCCGGTTGAAAAACCACCCGTCGCGCGCCGGCCTCGCCCGCATGCACAACGGCCATGCCCAGTGGACCGGCCAGGTGCGCTTCAACGAAGCGGTGCTGCTCGACCCGCTGAAATGGCGCCGTCCGCGCCGCATTTTCGTCTGCGCGCACGGCGACCTATTCCACGACAGCGTGCCCGATGAATGGATTGACCAGGTATTCGCTGTCATGGCGCTCGCCCCCCAGCACAGCTTCCAAGTGCTGACCAAGCGCGCCGATCGCATGCGCGGCTATGTCGTCGGTGATGACCTGCCGTTCCTGCATGGCCGCCTGCAGCGCATCCAAGACGCCGCCTATCGTATAGCTATCAATCGCAGGGGGCAACGGGACGAAGCCGCCGGCATGGCAGCCAGGCAGCAATGCATCGATGCCCTGAAGCGCATCAGCGACCGGGAAAGTGCGGGTTTCGCGAACGTCTGGCTGGGCGTCAGCGTCGAAGATCAGCAGCGCGCCGACGAACGCATCCCGCACCTGCTGGCGGCGCCAGCAGCCGTGCGCTGGCTGTCGTGCGAACCGCTGCTGGGGCCGGTCAACCTTCGCGACGTCGCCTTCGACGGCACCACCGAATGCGACGCCTTGGCCGGCGAGCATATTTTTAGCGATCTGCCGCAAGGCCGGCGCATCGACTGGGTCGTGGCTGGCGGCGAAAGCGGCCACCGCGCACGACCGATGCACCCCGACTGGGTGCGCAGCCTGCGTGATCAATGCGCTGCCACCGGGGTGCCGTTCCTGTTCAAGCAATGGGGCGAGTGGGCGCCGGTCGACCCGCCAGCCAGCCAATGGGATTGCATGCCGGCCGTCAACGGCCGCGCCGGACGCATCACCATGTATTCCAACGGTGTTTCAAAACCGCGCGGGTTTTTCCCCGCCGGCGCGCGCAATACGGCGAACCTCGACCGCCTGGGCAAGAAAGAGGCCGGACGGCTGCTTGACGGCCAGCTGCACGACGGATTCCCGGCATGACCGCCGCCGACCTGGCCGTTGCTGCCCGTAGCGAAGCCGACCGGCGAGCGCGCAAATATCCGGCGCTGGTCGCGTCCGAAAAGCTGTCGGCCGACGAAGCGACGATCGACTATCAGGCGTGGCACGCGATCGCCGCTTGGCTGGAAACCGGCCAGTTCCGCACGACCGACCAGGGCGGCGCCAACTGCGCGACAATCGTCGGGTGGCCCGAAGCCGAAGCCGCCGCCGATCGCGCGCTGGCCGACGTCACCCGCAAGGCGCTGACCGCCACCGACGACGCCAAGCGCGACCGGCTGAACAGCCGCGGCGCGGCGCTCCGGGTCATCGCCGGCAAGGTCCGGCTGCACCGGCAGCTGGTCGAAAGCATTAACGCCGAATTCGCGGCCCGCCGCGAGTCGAAGGCGGCAGCGTGAAGCAATTCCCGCCCTTGCCAGATGCCGCGCAGCCGGTCGGCTTGCCCCCACGGGCTGCGCGGCGACCCGACTGGCCGCGGCTGATGAACGAAGCCGACGCGGCAGCCTATCTGTCGATCGGCACGACCAAGCTGCGCGAATCCGGCCCGGCGCCGAAGCGCTGGGACGGCCGCACCTTGTGGGACCGGCGCGACCTGGACCGGTTCGCCGATGCGCTCGCCGGGCAGCCGCTTGACGACGCCGACACGGCGGGGCAGTCGAAGGACGTCGAACGCAATTTCCTCGATCGGCGTTCGAAGCGGAAAGGGCAGGGCAATGGCTGACGGGCCTACGATCGGCGAGCTTAAGGCCGCCTGCGACGAAGCCGATGCGCGCGTCGATCGCGCCAGGTCGGCGCTGCTGGCGGCTCAAACGGAATTGGACGCCGCACGGCGTGCTTCGCGCGAAGCCGATGCCGCGCTGATCGCCGCCGAAACCCGGGCCGAACTGGCGCGCAGGTGACCGCCGACCCGCCGCGGCTGCCGTTCGTCAATGCCGTCAGCAACGGCAAGGGTGGCCGCTTCCATTATTTCCGCAGCAAGGAAACCGGCCACATCCGGCTGAAGGGCCAGCCGGGCACCGCAGAGTTTCACGGCAGCTACACCGCCGCCCTCGCGCTGCGCGAGCGCATCCGCAGCGCCCAGGCCGACGAAGACCAGTCGACCTTCACCTGGCTGGCTGATCGCTTCCTGGGCAGCGCAGAATTCGCCGCGCTCGCCGACGACACGCAAAAGGATTATCTGGCGATCGCCGCCGTGCTGAAGGCCGAACTGGGCGACCAGCCGTGGCGCTTCATCACCCGCGCCATGCTGAAGGCCGTGCGCGACGATTATGCCGACACCGCGCGCAAGGCCAACAAGCTGGCTGCACTCACGTCACGCATCTATGGCTGGGGCAACGAAGCCGACCTGGTCCCCGACGGCCTGAACCCCGCGATCGGCCTGAAAAAGCTGAAACGCAAGGGCGGAGCGAAGGAATACGTGCCTTGGTCCGACCCCGAACTGGGCTGGTATTGCGCCGCCGCACCCATGCACGCGCTAACCCCAGTGCTGATCGCGCTCTATACCGGCCAGCGGCGGAAGGATTGCCGACTGATGACCTGGCAGCAGGACCAGGGCACCATCATTCGGGTGCGCACAGCGAAGACCGGCGAACTGATCGACATGCCCTGCCACCCCGCGCTGCGCGCTCACCTGGACCTGGTGCGCAAGTCGGCGAAGGTGGTCAGCCTGACTGGGCCGATTTGCCTGTCCGACAAGGGCACCCCCTGGACGACCGACAACGCCATGTCGGGGGCCGTTCGGCGGGTCATCGAAGCGCACCCGCGAATCCCCAACAACCGCGGGCTGCACGGCGTTCGCTACGCCGCCGCAGGCCGCATGGAAGAGGGTGGCGCGACCGTGGCGGCGATCGAAGCCGTGCTGGGGCACCGCACGTTCCGCATGGCGATGAAATACGCCAGCGCCCGCCTGCGGGCCGCCCAGGGCATTGCGGCGATGAAAGGAAGCGACAATGGCTGACGACCCGACCTGCACCAACTGCGGGCGGCCCTATGGCGAGCATTCGCGATCGGCGCGGTTCGCTTACTGCCCGTCCGATTACAACGACGGCGACGACGACATGACGTTCAGCGACCTGCCGCCGGTTCGCCAGTCGCTGTTCGAACGCATGGCCACTGTCCAGCGCCTGTCGCCGCAGCCCGTGCCCAACTTCCGCCGGCGCTAATGGCTGTCGAAACCACCCTGATCTGCGACGGCTGCGGCAAACGCGTCGCCTCGAGCCGTGACGGGCTGCGCCATGCGAAGGCCGACGCGCATCTGAACCACGGCGCGGCGGTCACGCTGGGCGGCGGGGTTCGCTGCCGCGACTGCCGCAAGGCGGCTGCCTCGAGCGCCGGCGCGCCGATCGTCGGCCATTCGGTCGGGACCCAGCGCTAATGGCCTTGTCGTCGCCCGATGATCTGCCGCCGGCCGAAGTCGGGCGCGCCGGATTCGACCTACGGCTAAGCCCGCACCTGCAGTTCCCGAATTACATGGTCGCCCGCATGACCCACGCCGACGGCGGCGCCATGCTGATGGTCGATCTGGACCGCGACCAGGCGACCGAACTGCGCGACTGGCTGACCACTTGGCTAACCGCTTAATCCCGCAACCCGCCCGCCCCGACGGGCCTTGCGCGATGCGCTCGAGCCGGGCAAAGGCGGGCGCGAACGCAGCGCGAAACGAACGGGGAAAGTGAAAACCCGCACAGGTTAGAAGTGAAAACCCGGGGTCACCGCCGACCCGAAAAGCCTTGATTTCCAAGTGCATGGCCCGATGGCGGAGTGGTTACGCAGAGGACTGCAAATTCTCCCATAATGGCCGATTTCCGCCAGTGTTTTCACTTCCCGGCGGTGAAATCGACCGATGCCGCCCCATAGCAGCCCCGCCAAAGTGAAAACCACGACAGGCACAAAAAAAGGCGGCACCCGAAGGTGCCGCCCGTCCAGCAATGTTGTCGGCGGGCTTACTCGCCGCAGTCCCCGAACAGCTTTTCAACGTCCTTCGCTATGTGGCCTACCTGGCTGACGGCGTCGCGCAGCTGGGCTTCGGTCACGTCGAACTTATCGCACCAGTAGCGCACTTCCCACTGTTCGGTGAGACTGATGCGGTCGCGGTCGGGCTTGCCGCGCTTGGTCAGGTCATCGGCCATTGGTCGTTTTTCCTTCCGTTGACGGGGTCGGGTTCGCGGGCGGCGATCGCAGGCGCTGCCAGGCTTCGGTCTGTCGGGCATACCAGTCGCGCCAGGTCAGGACTTCGGCGCGGTCCAAGTCGGCCTGCTCGGCTCGACCGACCAGCCAGCGCCACGGCACCGCGGCTTGCGCATCATCGCTTATTCCGGCGCCCGGCACTGGGGTGACGTCGGTGCGCCGGTTTCCGCCAGGCAGCGCACTTGCGGCAGCATGGGGTCGTTGATCACCGGCCGCGCCAGGCTGACCGGCGGCGGCGGAAAGGCCGGGATGATCGCCGGGTCGGCAACCAATTGCGGCGGCAGCGCCTGGCCCGCGCAGGCGCAGGTCGCCAGCGTCAACAGCAATATGACGGTTCGTTGCATCGTTCTGGTCCTTCAGGGTGGTGCTGATCTGCGCCGACAGGGCTTCGGCCTTGCGTCGGACGTCATCGGCCTTCGCCCGCATCGCGTCGAAACGCGCCTGCCACTGGGCGTCACGGGCGGCGACAATGTCAGCGTCGTGCGCCTTCACTTGGCCGCGGTGCCACGACAGCGCGAAATGCCACGCGAGCGCGAGCGCGAGCGCATACCAGACCCATTTCGGCACCAACTTCAGGGCGCCGGGGATAGCGGTCAGCCAGGGCATCATTGCGGACTTCCTTCCTGCCACACCCAGGCGTCTTCGATGTCGACGTCGTCCAGGCTGGTTGCGAATTTTTTGCCGCGGCGTCCCTCTTGCGGGTCCAGCACGCGCGAGCCATCATAATAGACCAGGTGTCGACCATCCGGCCCTTGGTTCAGCGAAACAATCGACAGGAGCGCGCGGCGGCCCCACAGGAACTGGCGGAACACCTTGGGGTGCAACACGCCTGCGGCCCATCGAATCAGTGTGACAGACCGAAACTGCGGGCCTTCCGGGTTCGGCGCAGGATGATCTGGGTGCCGACCCAGATTTTCATAGTGAAAGCCCAGTGCTTCCAGCACGTAGCCGCAATTCGCCATACCCGATTTCGGGTGGAACTGACGGCAGCGCAGGCCAGCGGCGCGCACTTCCTCATAGGAACGACCGGTGAACATCGCGACCGCCGCGACGCCGCAGTCGCTGCGGCCTCGCTGCCTGATCAGCACTGGACGAACTGCCCATGATGCAGGAAGCCATGCCAAGTGCCAGTGTCGATCGACCCGGCGCCGGCAGCGCAAGTCGGCCCGTCTTTGTCGACGTGCAACGTGCCGTCTTCTGGCCGACCGTGCCGCACCCAGCACTTGTGCACGTTGTCGTCGGGCATTGTGCAGTTTCGCGCCCGGCTGTCGATCATCCAGTCGTGGCCGTCAGGGCAACGCGCGACCAGGCATCGGCCGTCTGGCCCCTGCCAGATCGGGTTGTCGCGCTCGACAAACCAGCTGGCATTCCAGACCGCCCCGGGCGGGGCGTCGCGCAGGGTCGTTTCCTCGCCCGTGTCGGCGCGACGATAAATGCGCTGCGTGAACAGCTGCCAGGTGTCAGCTTCGCAGAAGCGATAATCGCAGCTTTCGCATTTGACCGGCCAGCGGGGGTCTTCGCGCGGATGATCGCCGTCGCACGTCGTCGGTTCATCGCCGGCGCGTTCGCCGATCGGCACCATCGCCTGATGGTAACCGCTTGGGCACGGTGGATCGTCCCGCCGAACGTAGCGCCGCAGCGCCACCCGATAGCGATCGGTCGGCTCGAGAAAGAACACCGGCGTCGGCATCAGGTCAGCCCCTTCATGCAAATGGCGATTTCGCGCTCGCGCCTGGCCGCCAGCCCGCGCAGCACGCGCCCGCCAGCCCGGTTCCACATGCGGAATGCCTGGCACCCGCCCCGCCAGTCGCGGGCATTGAAGCGCCGCGCCGCCGTCGATCGGCAGAAAGCCGGCCAGCCGATGTTGTGAGTCAGCAGCACGGCCGCGGCGCGCTGCTGATCGCGGCCCGATTCGCCCAGCGCTGGCGCGCAGGCCAGGACGTGCCGCCCGGCTTCGACCAGCGCCGCCTCGAGCATCGCCATGCACTGCGCTTCGGTGAAGCGCTTGCCTGGGGTGATGCCCTTGCCGGTGATGCCGTCACAGGCGGTCGGAACCCCGACGACATCGCGATAAACGGCCAGGTAAAGCGGGCCACTGACGTGGCGGGCGGCGACCGAACCGTCGGGTTTCGCAATCACTTCGACCGTTCGCCCGCTTTCTTCGGCAGGCGTCTGGACGAACAGGATGCCGGCCGCGATCGCGCCGACCAGCGCCGTCAGTGTTGCGCCCAGGGGCTTGCCCCCGGGCGCGCTCGACCCCTGGCGCGGGGCTTCCTCTCGCCCGTCAGGCATTGCGGGGCGGCGCCTGCTTGATCGACCGCAGCGCCTGGACGATCACGCCCCACAGCGCGCCCAGGAGCGGCGCATAGGGCTTCAGATTGGCGGGCAGGAACGGCAGCAGGGCATTCACCACCGGAGTCAGCGACAGCGCATAAGTCGCGATCGCGGTGCCGATGATGTTCAGCCAGGTAGTCCACCAGCGCCACATGCAATTGACATCGTCGACCAGATGCGCCCGCAGGCGCTTAAGCAAAGCGGTCATGGTTGAAGGTTCCTTCGGTTATTGAGCCGGCGGGTCGCCCGGCTTCGGCCAGGCGATTGCGCGCAATTGTTCGATCAGACCGTCCATGCGTTCGTCGCACGCGCCGTCGGGCGCATAGATGTCGCGAATAGCGCGCTTGATTCCGGGGCCGCTGCGGCTGTCGATCGTGCCGTTCAGGCTGCGCTGCTGGCGTTCTTCGGGGGTCATGGTCATTGGGCCGCCTGGTCGATGCGAAGGGAATGGGCGCGGGCATCCTCGAGCAATTGTTGCGCCCGCTCGCGAATGTGGAGCATGGCCCCCGACGGGTCGGGCACCAGCTTGGCCAAGGCGATCAGCAGTTCGCACGCCGACGCGATCGCGCTTTCCCTGATCAGATGCTTGTCCAGCGCCTTGCGCAGCAGGTCGACCAGGTCTTCCAGGTCGCCAATGCGCGACGTCAGCCGTTGCAGTTCGCCGGCATCGCGGTCGGCGTCGATCTTTGCCCGCGCTTCCTCACGCTCGGCATCCCCGCGCAGCGCCCGCCACACCGCCTTTACAGGCCACGGGGTGCCGACGCCGATCAGCGCGCCCAGCGCCAGCGGCGCGAGCGTCGCCCACAGATTCGCCACTAGTGGTTCCTTTCGGGACAGGCGCCCCCGCGCGAGGGCGCTTTGCGTCGATGTTTAATTAATGTTAGTTTTGCATCCGCTCGAAAGGGGGAAGGGAGCGGGTGCGTTCAGACATTCAGTGCCTTCGCGGTATAGCCGTCCTCTTGGTCATGTTCGCCCATGCCTTCCCCGTCTTTCACGGCGCGATCGGTGTGGACATGTTCTTCGTCATTTCAGGGTTCCTGATGACGAAAATGATCACTGGCGACCTTGATCGGGATAAATTCACCTTCGGCAGCTTCTATCTGCGACGAGCGCGGCGGCTTCTGCCTGCTTCATTGGTCACGATCGGCGGCACACTGCTGATTGCGGCTTTCCTGCTCCCACAGCGAGCATGGCCCGACTTCGTTTGGCAACTCACCGGTGCGCTGACCTTCACCGCCAATTTCGTCGCCCAAAAGCAGCTGCTGCGCACTCACGTCATGCAGCCCCTGTCGCACTTCTGGTCGCTGTCCTTAGAGGAACAGTTCTATCTGGCCTTCCCCCTGCTGCTGCGCGTCACGCCACGGCGGTTTCGCTGGCACGCGATCTGTTTCCTGGCGGTCGAAAGTTTCGTCATAATGCTCGCGCTCGGGAACGGTTATTATCCGTTCTCACGGGCATGGGAACTGCTAGCCGGAAGCCTGGCCTACTTCGCACGCGACCAGCGGGCGGGCGCAACGGCCAAGTTCACCGCGCTGGCTTTGGTCGCGGCGGCGGTTGCCATTGATTCAATCCCCCTCGCCGTCGCCGCAACCGCCTTTATGTTGATTGGCGAAGACACTTGGCTGCGCTTTCGGCCCCTCGAGCGTGTCGGCGACTGGTCCTACTCACTCTATCTCGTGCACTGGCCGCTCATCGCGTTCGCGGTAATCAGTGCGCCTGGGCCACTGGCAACGATCGCGGCCGTCGCTGCAGCTTTCCCTCTGGCCGCTATCCAATATCGCTTTGTCGAACAGGCCCTACGCCGTGAACAATCGGCGCTGGCCCTGGGTGAAAGTGATTCCGGTCTTAGCAAATTTCTGCGTCCACGGCCCTGTCGCGCTGGTGTCCGACCAGATGAGGCCCAGCGACGTCGGATATTGCGTGTAGGACGCGTCGTTCCGCGCGGTCCAGTTTAATTGGTTGATATTCTTCGCATTGCTCGCGCCGAAATCGTAACCGATGAAGGCGTTGGTCCCCGTTCCGTTGCATGCCCATAGCGTAGTCGTGTCGGGCTTGTTGTCGAAGGCATTGGTTGCGGGCAATCCAGCGAACGCGCTATCGGCAATCGGCGTCCCCCCGTTGCAGATGTCGAAACCGACATTTGGCGTTTCGAACATCTCAATTTCGTGCGCGGCGACGTAGGCGCCGCCGCCATTCACCGCATTCGCCTTAGCTGCCCAGTAGCGATGCGCGACTTCGCCCCCAATGATCGGCCCGCCGATCGCTACTGTGCTGCCGGTGGCGTTGGTCGCCGTCACTTCGCACGTCAGCACCGCCCCGACGTCGCCGGCCTGAATCAGGAGGCTCGGGGAGGTCGCGCCGACAACGACAACCCCGTTCTTTTTCCATTGGTAGGCGATGCTCGTTGGCGCGTAGCACCAGGTTCCAGACGAACAAGTAACAGTTTGGCCAGCACTATGATCGTTGCCTGAAATGGCAGGATACTGCCCCCAGCAGATGACCGGCGCGGATGCGACGATTGAAAAGCTCTTCGTCTCATTCGTGGACCACGTGAGGTCGCCGCTTGCATAGAACCCATACCAGGTTCCATCACTGCCGTTCGTGGTGTCCACAGACCCTTCGGCCACAAACCGCGTCGGCATTTCTTCAGGCGTAGCGTTGCCAACCAACTCGACTGAGTCCGGCGTAACGGGTGACGAGTAGCCCCTTAAGCCGGCGTAGCAGGAGCCGTCCGTTCCGGTGCGGCTCCAGTTCGTCGCGCTACTATCATCGAAGGCCGCGCTGGCGGCACTATTGACCGACCCGCTGCCGCCTTCGAAGGCCGTCGTCCCGGTCTTGCCGATTTCACTGCCACCGAACTTAAAGTTGATCTCGACAAGTGAAGTTCGCGCGCTGCCAAACGGCCCCCAAAATTGGCCGTTGCGCAGGCTGCGCAAACGCAGCGCCGTGTATCCCGAAGGAGGGGGAGAACCGCCACCGCCAGCAATGGCACCACACTTCAGAAATGATAGCGGCCAGGTCGAGCGCAGCATCTAGCTGTCGTCCGCCAAGTTCATGGTCAGCTGCAGGACCACGCCGATCAGCAGCGCATCGCCCGTCAAAGTGTCGTTGGCGTGGGCCGCATTGCGGAACACCTGAAACACGACCAGGTCGCGGTCCGCCGGGCTGCCCGCGATCGTCATCGGGCTGGTCCAGGCCGAGTGGTGGACGTTGCCAGTGGCTTGCAACGCATCATCGACTTCCTGCGCCGTGCCGAACGCCGAGTCCAGTCCGTCGTTATCGGAAAAGGCGGCACCCTGGATGCCCCAGCGTGCGACCTGTGCTGCCGTGCCTGTTGCTGCCGCCCAAATGAATTTGGCGATGACGGTTCCTTCGTTCCACGACTTCGGCATCGGCACCGCGAATTGGGCATATTCGTTGGTCGCCGGGTCGAAATCGAGCGTGATCCGCATGACCTTGTTTGTCGCGGTTTCGCTGCTGCCGGCGGCGGCGCCGTTGGTGGTCCGCGGCGTCATGGCCGCAGCCATGATCGGCACGTCCTGAACGCCAATGCCCGGCCGCTCGAACGTCAGCGCCGTGGTTCCCACGGTGATGGTCGCATTGGTCGTGCATTGCCATTCGGTGTCGGCGCCGGCGGTGCCCTCGCTGACCTTCACCGTCGCGTTGACCAGTTTCGCGCCGGTGTCCGCATCAGTGGCACGGGTGAGGATGTATGGATGGGTGCCGTCGCCGACCTGCGTCACGACATAGATGCCGTTGTTCGCGGCGGTCGATTCGTTAGCCACCAGCAGCCGGTCGTTGGCGACCAGCGTCACGCCGTCCTGGGCGCCCAGCGCGCCGTTGGCGGTGGCGGTCAGCGTCGCGCCGATGCCGCTCGAGCCGTTGTTATAGGTGTTCGCGGCGAGCGCGGCGGTGGTCTTCGCCCTTACCGGTTGCTTCCACGATAGCGATGTGCCGGTGAATTCCTGGAACGCGCTGCCGCTGGTCGCGATCAGGAACCGGTCTTCGTCCTCAATCCAGAACGCCATGCCCTCGCGCACGTCGACGAAGGTCCACGTGCCGTTGACCAGGAAGGCGATGTCGCCATTGTGCCCCGCCCAGGCGCCGGAACCGGTCGCCTTGACCAGATAGGCCGACACCGTGCTGGGCGACCCCGGCGGCGCCGACAGGTCGCGGTCGGCGATCGACCAGAAGTTCGACGCCATGTCGAAATAGGCGCATTGCTCATTGCAATCGGTGCCCGGCGTTGCGGAATTGTCCGCGACCTGGGGTGCGCCCTGGCGTGGGGTGGTGGTCATACGCTGTCGATTTCCTTCGGTGTGTCAGGCAGCGAGCGCGAAGCCGCGGCCGACGGTGTCGCTGATCTGGTAGGCAACCAGGGCTGGCTTGGTCGTCTGGATGCTGCCGAAATCTTCGGTCTGCTGCGCGCCGGTGTAGGTAATGGTATTGCCGGCGGCGCTGATGTTTAGCGTCCGCACGACTGCGCCAAGGCCGTCCAGCACGTCGATCGAATAGGCTTCGACCACTTCCGACAGCGGAATCGGCGTGCCGTTCCAGCGCCCACCGATGCGCGTGCGGCGACGGACGGTGAAGGTCCAGTCGGCGCCGTCGAAGGAAGCGACAACGCGGGCCGGTGCATAGGGCATTAGCGTTTGCCCCTGATACGGCTCGAGCGCGATTGCCGGCGCCGCTTCGGGGTCGCGGCCGATCGTCTGCGCCTTGAAGCTGACCGCGCCCCCGACTTCATCCGCGCCTTGTTCCTCGCCTTCCAGGTCGGCCGCGACGACCCAGATGTCGCCCGCCTGGTGCAACCCGGTGGCCCACTCGGTGCCCCGGCGACCGCGCTTGAAGCCGGACAGCGTATAGCTGCCGTCGACGTTCAGCGTGGCGGTCGTGAAGTTGACATATTCCCAGCGGCCCGGCGCGCCGAACACCAGCAGGTTCAGGGCCGGGTCGGCGTTGACGTCGGCTTCGGTGGCGCTGGTCAGCGACCCCGACTGAAGCCGGACGGTCACGCTGTTGGCGCGGTCCCACAGCCAGGCGGTGGCGACGTCGCCCAGTGCGGTCGATGTCGTGCCCCAGGTCGCGGCGTCGGTGATCGTCGCCGCCAGTTCGTCATAGACCACCGCGTCGCCGCTGCCGCTGCCTTCGAAGATGACAGCGCCGGGAAAGCCCATCTGCGCATAGGCGCCAGCCCCCATGTAGAGCAAAGGCCGGATGTCGGCGTCGGCGTCGCCGCGCAGCGGGGCGTCGATCACGAACCCCCTGACCGGCGACGGCACCTGGATGACTTCGGGGTCGCGGTTCAGCGGCGGCCCTTCGGTCGCCGGGTTCAGCAGGGCGGCCGCGCGCTCGTCGCGGATGAGGGTGCATTCCATCCTGGTCATGCCGACGAAGGTCTGGCGGTCCAGCTTGCAGTTCCACAGGATGTCGTCCAGCGACAGGGTGACGATGTCCCCCGGCTCGAGCGCCACCAGCTGGGCGGTCAGCGCATTGTCGACCTTGGCCCGGCGGTTCCACAGCCCGCGCATGTAGCGGTCGGCCTTCTGCTGCGCGTCGTCCGGCACGGTGACGTAGGTCGTCAGGTCGATGACCGTGTCGCGCTGGGTATCGACTGCGTCAGCGGGCAGCGGCGACAGCACGTTGTTCACCTGCTGGTCGAAGCCGTTGTCGGCGAAATTGACGCGCAGGATTTTCGGCAGGTCGGTGTCCTGCGGCTCGGCCGTCTTGTAACGCGGCCCACCGCCGTCGCCGCGGGCGAAATCGACGCTGGAAATCCCCAGCACCGGGCTGCCGCCGCGCGGCAGGAAGTCGATCGTGAAGCCATGCGGGCGGGCGTCGACGTCGTGGATGTCGATCAGCGGTTCCAGCTGCGCCTTGCCGGACGCGCGGGTCCAGGAATAGCCGGTGATCGGGCTGGTCAGGCTCGACACGTCGAAATCGGTCATGCCCGCCTTGGTGCAAATCTTCGCGACGACGTCGCCGTCGGTGGCCGCCGCGCCCACAGCGCGGTCGAGATAGCGCCAGGTGATTTCGTCGCTGCCGAATTCGTGCGTCACCAGGCCGTCATTGACAAAGTCATAGCAGCCGCCGGTCATCGTCTGATGGAGCCAGTCGTCAGGGTTAACCGAGCGCAGCACTTCCAATGTGCGGGTGTTGATTTCGGTAAAGGCCAGCCACAGGCGATCGGCGCCGGGGCGCACCGAATTGAAGGCCGGCCCTACATAGGCTGGCGACACCGGCACCGATACCGGGCCGGCAAGGATGGTCGTCGGGTCCTCGGCATCGAGCAGCAGAAGGTCGCCGTTCTGATAGACCAGGATTCCGCCGTCGCCGTTCCACATCCCCCACGCTTGCCCGCCGGCGGTCATGTGCGCCCCTGCCGGCGCCAGAATGTTGGGTTCGATCTGCGCGACGTTCAGATTATCTTCGCTGATCGCATCGACCCCGACCGCCCAGGCGCTGCCGTTCGGACCTTCGAAAAAGTGGGTTGCCGGAAATCCCAACACCACCGCGACGACCGATGGTTCGCCCGACGACCCAGTCCCGGGGATTCCGTAATAGGTTTCGTTGTTCGTGACCGGATAAAAGAAGGGGGTTCCCGACACGCAACGGAAGCCCGGGGTGTAAATGTCGAAGCCGCTGGGCGTGGTGTTCGTGCCGCCGCTGCCGTCGGGGCCATAGAGCCACAGTTGATGCGATTCCGGGGTGAAGCCGCCGCCCAGCGCATAGAGTCCGCCGGAAAAGGCGCTGATGCACTCAAACCCTGAAGTGCGCTCGACTTTATTGATCAGGGTGCGGGTCGCCGTGTCCCAAACGAACAAGGTCGACGTGTCTTGCTGATACATGAACAGGCCGTCAGGGCTGAATACCCCGTCAATGCCGCTGCCGGCCCCGTCGCGAATGTCGAACGGATAATGCGGTTCCGCCGCAGTCACCACCAGCACTTTGACGCTGGGGACGCGGTTGCCGAAGTTGTCGGTCGGCAATTCCTCGAAAAAGATGTGGGCTTCGCCGCGCGAGGCCGGGGCGCTGTTCGGGCCGAATTTGTGTTCGCAAAACTCGACATACCTGGGGTCGGGCAGCTGGTCTTCGGTGCCCAGGTAAATGCGCATGTTGTCGTGCGTCAGCTTCACCGGCGGCGAGTCGGCGTGATTGCCCGACAGGAAGGCCGCGATCGGCGACACCGGCCCCTTGCCGGTTCGGTCAAGGCACAGGCGTTCGTCCAGCCAGATTTTCAGCACCTTGTCGACCTGGCAGTCGCAAATCGTCGCGTCGAACGTCGCCAGGTAGGAATAGGTGGTCTGCTTGCCGCCCTTGCCCTTGCTGGTGTGCTTGACTTCCTTCAGGTCTTCGGCGTGCGTGATCGCACAGGTGAATATGCGGGCGCCGATGAAGTCGGGAATGGGCGTGCCGAAATCGGCGGTCGACACCTGGAGTTCCGACAGCCGGGGGCCGCGGGTGCGCTGCATCGCCTGCAGCCCGACCTGGGCCGCCTCGAGCGCGATCGTCGCGACCAGTTTGACGGCGAAGTTGATCGGCACGGTCCTAAGCTTCCTTCCAGCGCCAGATGCTGTGCAGCGGGTAGCGGTGCGTGATGACGTCCAGCGGCCGTTCGCGAACCGACGAATTGAACCCGGGCAGCGCGTGAACCGCCCGCCCGCCGCCGACGGCGATCGCCATGTGCCGGGGCTGACCCTCGTGCTTCAGCAGCAGGACGTCGCCCGGCTGCACGTCCCCGACCCGGTCAAACAGCACCGCCATGCCTTCCAGCAGCAGGTCCGCGGGCGCCCGGCGGTCGGCGCGATAGTGCGCGAATAGCGCATAAGTGCTGGCGGCTTCGGGGCGCCCCAGTTCGCGGGCGACGCCGGCCACCAACCCCTTGCAATCGCACCCGCCCGGCCCTTGCGCGCTCGGCTTCACCGATTGCCCCCATACGAACGGAGTGCCGACCCACGCCTGGGCTTCGGCGGCGACCTGGTCGCCGACCTTGACGGTCGCTCGCCGCTTGGTCACTTGCCGCCCTTGCCGCCGGCGCCGCCCTGTGCCGGAATCGCCGGCTTCAGCTTCGACTGGCCCGGCACTTCGGGGTGCCCGCGGAACCACAAAATGGCGCTGTGCGCCATGCACGCCGCGCGGGTGCGGGCGCAGCCGTCGCGCACCGTGAAGGTGTCGCCGACTTCGGCCAGGCTCACCAGCGGCCAGTAGAGCTTGATCAGGCCGCTGTCGTCCCAGCTGTCGATCGGCACCGCCCGCGTGCCGGCGTTGGCGCCGGTCAGCCCGGTCACCTGGCCGCGGTTGAAGAAATTGTCGGCATAGGTGCCGGTGTAGGACACCGTGAACTGCATCGCGCTGTCGACGTCGGTCACCGTCCCGGTGATTTCGGTCGGCACGGCGAAGCACTTGACCTGGTCGGCATAGTCGGCGTCGCACTGGTTTGAGATAATGCGCCCGGTTTCCTGGTTCAGCTTGTCGCGCTGGTCGCGGAATTCGGCGACGGCAGTGTCGCCTTCAACCCGCCATTCGCCGGCGTTGCCGCGCATCATGCGCCGGGGGCCGGCGGTGAGGTTGGCCCACACCACCTGGAACATGTGCGCTTCGCAATAATGGAACCGCCCGCCCAGCACCGCTTCGCGCGTGAACGGCCGCGGCGCCGGCGCGATCGGGAAACGTGCTTCGAAGTTGCCGGCGTCCAGGCCGCAGCCGGTCTGGAAGTTCGATAGCATCAGGCCGTGGTCAGGCCGATAGTCGATCGCGCCGTCACCCAGGCCCAGGTCGAAGTTCAGCACCCGGTCGTGGTCGGTAAAGCCCAGCACAGTGCCGTCGCGCAGCACCAGGCGCAGCATGTGGCAGCGCTGGTGCGACCGGCCCTTCAGGTGGTGTTCGAACGCCGGCGTCAGTGGGGCGGTCATGCGACCGGCCCGACTTCGTTCGCCCAGGTGCGGGTCGCGCCGCCATAGGCGTCGGTCGCCGTCACATAGCAGCCGATCAGCTTGCCGACATCGCCGGCCAGCACCGTGTAGGTGTCGCCGGTTTCGCCGGCGATGTCCGCGCCGGCGGCGGTCCATTGCTTGTCGATCGTCGTCGGCGAGCCGGTCCAGGTGCCGTCGGAACAGGCCAGGTCTTCGCCGACTTCGGTCGTGCCGGTGATCGCCGGTGCAACCGTCGGCTCGGGCGACACGTCGCGCACTTCCTTCAAGGTGAAGGTGTCGGTGTGGTGCATCGGCATGCGCCGCGGCGTCGTGAACTGCAGCCCGGTGTCAAAGCGCACCCGGTAGGTCTGTTCGTCGACCCAGTCGGTGAAGTTGAACGAATCGACCTTGCCGCGCGCGTTGCGCCACATGGCGCGGACGGCGACGAAGTCCGGGTCGTCCGCGGCCTTGACCGGCAGCGCGATGTCGAACCCGCTTAGCGGCCCCGACCAGCGCGTGTTGCGCACTTCATAGCCGCCGTCGGTCGACTCGACTTCGCCTTCCCATTCGTCGTGGCGCACGGCGCCAATCTCGACCTTCGTCGGCAGGGACAGCCAAAGGTGCATTACCGCTCGCCTTGGTTGGGATGGATGGGCGAGCCGATCATTGCGTGCCGCCGCCGATCAAACCCTTGCGCGACGTCATCGCCAGCGACTGGCGGACGCCAGCGCCGATGTGCATGCCGGTGCGCCGGCTTTCAGCGGCCGACGACCGCCGGTCGCCCGCCACGCGCACGTTGATGTGGTAGGTGTCCCCCGCCGGCATGCGCCAGCGGTCGTTCGCCGCCTCGAGCCGGCGGCTTGTCGCCGCGTTCAGCACTTTCGACCCGCGCGGCAGGTTGATCAGTTCGCGCCCGTTTTCGCCGACCCACTGCAACCCGCCTGGCGCATATTCGGTGCCCGTGGCGCTGCCGAACAGCGTCGGGAACGCACCTAGCGCCGCACCGGCATTGCCCGCCTGGAAAACGCCGGTGCCGAAGCTGGCCGCGCCGGCACCGCTGCCGCCGAACAAGGAAGCGCCAATGCCCAGCAGGCTGCCAAACAGCCCGCCACCACCGCCACCCGCGCCGCCCATCGCGCCCTGCAGCGCCTGGGCAATCGGGCGAATGATGACCTGCTGCACGAACAGGTCGATCAGGCCGGCCAGCAGCGGGTCTTTGATGCCCAGGCTCTTGGTGATCGCGTCGTCGATGCCGCGGCGCACCGACTCCAGTTCGTCGACCGTCAGCGCCTGCACCCGTTCGTTGATGTCGCCCGCCGATTTCGGCATGCGGTTCAGATAGTCTTCCAGCGGCCCGCGGGTGTTGTCGTTGGCGGCGCGCGTATCATTGGCCTGCTGGCGCGGCAGGTCGTTGATTTCGCCCTGCAGGCGCGCGGCTTCGGCGGTGTTACCGACCAGTTCGGCCTGCGCCTTCAGATATTCCAGGTGCCGCTTCTTTTCCTCATAAATGAGGTTGACGATGTCCAGCTGCAGGCGGCGGTGCTGGTCGGTGGTGCGCGCAATCGAGTCTTCGAACCGCTTCTGGTCAAGCTGGATGCCCGCCTGCTGGCTCGCCGTGGCGTCGCGGTCGGACAGCCAGCGCAAATAGCCGTCCAGCCCCAGGTTGATCTTGTCCTGGGTCGCGGTCTGGTGGACGACGGCGGTCAGCTGCTTGGCGCGTTCCTGCGCCAGCGCGCTGGTCGCCTCGCCATATTTGCCGTCGGCCAGGTCGTTGGCGATTGCCTTGACCTGGGCCGCTTCGGTCTGGTCGATCTGGCGCAAGCGCAGCGCCGCCTGGGCCTGTGCGCCTTTCACGTTTTCGCCTTCGGCGCGCAGCAGCTGCGCGTTCAAGCCAGCCAGCTGGTCGTCGAAGCGGGTCTGCGCATCACGCGCGCGGTTCGCGGCCTGGTCTTCGGCGCGTTCGGCACCGGCGGCGTCCGACCGGCTTCCTTCGATGTGGAAGTGCCCGCGTTCCTTGAACACCTTGGACAGGCTGACACCCTGGGCACCGTAAATCTGGCGAATCTTCGCCGGGGTGACGCCGTCGGTGATCTGGATGTCGATCGCCCACTTGCCGTTGGCGCCTTCGTGCGCGCTGGTGCCGGGCTTGGCGACCGGGTTGTCCTTCGGCATGCCGGCGGCGACCCAAGCGTCATAAAGTTGCTTCTGGTGGTCATAGGACCGGTCGGCGCTGTTGACCTGAAGGCCCGCGGCGCGAGCGATGCCGGCGGCGTCGCTGGCGCTGATCTGGCGGCCAGATTCGCGGTTGCTGTAACCGCCGGTCGCCTTGGCCGCGTCCAGGTCGGCCTTGCGCCGCTTTTCGATGTCGTCGAGCGTCGCGGACAGGCTGGCCTTCAGCTTGTCGTTGCCCGACGCGGCGGCCTTGGCCTTGGTCGCCATGTCGTCATACAGGCGGTTGATCTTCGCGATCGGGTCGGTGAGTTCCTTGGCGTGGCGCTCGAGCAGGGGGAAATCGACCGAGCGAAGCGCCTTGGCGCCGTCTTCCGACGCCTTGGTCAGCGACCGCAGTTGTTCGTTGAGCGAATCGACCTGGGCCTTGGTCGCGTCGAACATTTGCTGCGCGGCCTGCTGCGCCTCGCCGCCGGCCAGCGGCGAATTGATGATTGTCTGGTAGCGGTGAAGATCGTCGATCGCGGCCGACAGCTGGCCGCTGACGATGCCGATGTTCGACGTGGTGCTGGCCAGCCCGGTGGCGATCGCCGCTTTCTTAAGCGCGATATTGTCCTCGAGCGTGCGATTCTGTGCTTCGAGTTCCTTGGTCAGTTCGCGCATTTTCGCGATCGACCCGTCGATCGTGCGTTCGAACGCCAACTGCGCTTCGGCGCTTAGGCGCGTCTTTTGCTCCTGTTCCTTCAACTTGTCGACTTCGTCGCCGATCGCGTCCTTCGTTTCGATCATCTTGCCGGCGAACGGCACCAGCGCCTGGACCGCGATTGAAAGCGCCAGACCCCAAGGGCCGCCCAGGAATTTCAGGAAGGCGTTGCCCTCGCCGCCCATCAACTGCATGGCCTGGATGACCTGGCCGGACTGCTGCGCGAAAATGACCGAATAGCGCGTGCCCAGCGCGACCTGCTGCGCGATGTCGCCGAACTGGAACGACAATTGCTGGAAACCGGCGCGGGTCTGTGCGCGCGTGGCGTTGTTGCGCGCCGCCGCCTGCGTCGCTTCGTCCAGCAACACCTTTTCGTGCGCCAGCAGCTGCTGGTAGCGCGCTTCGTCGACCTGGCCGGTGCGCCTGACCGCGTTGATTCGCTCGACTTGTGCGGTGTAGCGCGCCTGCGCCGCAAACAGCGGGTCGATCGCTGCGATCAGCGCGTGGGCTTCCTTTTCGGCGCGGTCCAGTTCGGCCGCCAGCGCCTTCGCCGACGCTTCGGCGTTCGCCCCGCCCGACCCGATGCCGACCGCCTGGTTGATGGTCTGCTGGGCAGGGGTAGCGCTGACCTGCGACAGCCGCGCGGCCGTCTTCGCTGCCCGATCGACCGCGGCGGAAACGAGCGCGGTTTCGCTTTCCCACTTGGCCCGCAGGCGCGACGCCTGCGCGCTGCCGTCGTCGGCGATCTGCGCGAAGCCACGGTTGATGTCCGCCTGCCCCGCCATGCCGACGCGAATGAAAACCTGGGGACGTCCCATGTGCGTGTTCAATCCTCGCTATCGGCTAAATCATCGTTCAGGCTCGCCAGGACGGCGGCCTCGAAATCGGGCAGGGTTTCGGCGAGCAGTTCGGCGTCAGCGCCCAGCGCTTCGCCGAAGTGCAGCACCGCGGCGAAATCCAACCCCAGCGGCGCGCCGACCATGCCGGCGGTGCGAATTTGACGCTGGCAGGCGGTCAGGACTTGCCAGACCGCTTCGCCTTCGTCCGTGTCGAGCGCGTTTTGCGTGTAGGGGCATTCTTCGCAGCGCTCCGACCCTTCCGCGACCCCGCACGACAGGTGGCAGTATCTTTGCCCGGCGTCGCCGCCACCGAAGTGCCATTCGGCGAGCCGGACGATGCGTTTTTTTCCGCGAGCCGCAGCGAATCTGGCATCACATAGCCCGCGTCCAACTTGGCGAATTCAACTTCGTCGTGCAGCAGGGCGTCGATCGTCCCCGTCGGGCGGTCCAGGTCGGTCGCGGTGCGCAGGCGTGTCGCCTGGTCGGGCGTCAGCGCCACCGGCTGCCCGCTTTCGTCACCGATGCCGCCCCATTCGCGTGCGCCCAGCCTGATCAGTTCGAAGCTGACCAGGTCGCCGACGTCGCGCTGCTGTTCGGGGTTCAAGTCGGCGAACTTGCCGACGCCGGCGGCCACCATTTCGCGGGATGCCACCCTAAGCGCGCGGCGGCGCAGCTTTGGGGTGATGGGGTCGAGCAGGACGAATGCTTCGGGGTCTTTGCCCTGCGCCTCGCGCAGGACCACACGCACCGCTTCGGGTGCCTTGCCGATGGTCAGCATGAAATCACTTTCACTTGCGACGCGGGGCGCAGCGTCAGCCGCGCCCCCGTCATTTCATCAATAGCTGGCGACGTCGTTCACCAGTTCGACGGTGCAGACGTTGCCGTCCGCGCCCGACGCCTGCCAGTCGAAGCTGGCCTGGATGCCGGCGGGGCCGGTGATCGGCCGCTTTGAGCGCGGCAGGAAGGCGCGTTCATAGCTGAACAGCAGGCTGAAGGCGCCGAAGGTCCACCCGAACGTTAGTTCGACCGGTTCGCGGCCCTTGGCCTTGTTCAGCAACACCTGGTCCTTGAACCGCACCGTGACGTTGCCGGTGCCGCCCGACATGCCCGGGTCGGCATCCTCGATTTCGCCGTCGGGCTGGATGGTTTCGACCTTGTCGAGATTGTTCGAATAATTGAGCGTCGCGGCGACCACGCTGCCCAGCTGGACACCGTCCTGGGTGATTTCGCCAGTCGCCTGCGCGAAGCGGGTGACCGCCAGCGTGACAGGCGTTCCGGCCCCGCTGGTCAGCGCTGGGTCGAGCGCGCCCTTGGCGACCAGGCCAAGGTTGCAGTTCAGCAGACCGCGGCGGGTCAGGCCAATCTGCAACGTGCCGCCGCGCGCGCCGTAGTTCATTTCATAGTTGGGCACGTCGGGCATGGCGATTTCGACCGACCGGCTTGGCAGCGTCGCAGCGCCGGACGCGAAGGTGTGCTTATTCGTGCCACCCGATAGCGTGGCGTCGCTGACCGTGCCGTTCGACCCTGCGGCGGCAGCAAGCGTGAAGGCGTTGCCGGCGAGGCCGGCGGTGTCATAGGCGACGTGCAGTTTCGTCGTGCCGACCT